ATGAGTAAATATGGTTATGGTGGTCGATGGGTCGGAAGAGTGGCAGCGATGGATTATAAAGCATCAGCTGATGAAGCAGAGATGAAGTCATTATCGAGGGCGGTAACATGAAGATAGACAGAAGTATAGACGTAGAAGATGAAATCAGACAGGCATTAGATGATTATATCAAGACGTATGCAAGACCTCTTCCCGCCAATTTTGAAGTGCCTTCTATTCTGGTCACAGCAGTCGGAGGAAACACTGAAAACACGGTGGATTATTTTGACGTAACTCTTGATTCAAGAGCCACAGAGGATGCTGCAGCACTTGAGAATCTTAGGAATGCCGTAGGAATTTTAGTAGCAATCGCTAAAAGTCAGACAACCAAATTAAGGTTTGCTGACATAAATAACATAGCATCATGGGGCAAAGACCCCGTAAGACCCGAACTTGCAATGTGCACAGCACGTCTCCGTGTACTCGCACACATTGAAACCGTGGAGGTAAATACAATATGAGCAACGCAAAACTTGGAATCGGACTCGCAACCGGCATGGCATTTCATGCACCTGCGGGAACCTCACTTCCCACTTATCCCACTGACATCGTAGGTGAGAACGGTGACGGAACTAGCACAGATGAGTTCACCGCAACTTCCGCACAGGTATCATTCACCCTTAGCGAGTCAGCAAATGCAATTCTTTCATTCACCATCGATGGTGTTGAGCAGGATCCTGATGATTATTCAGTAAGCGGAACAACCGTTACCTGGGCAGGAACCACTCTTACCGGTGGTGAGAAAGTTATCATCACCTACTTCATCAGCGCATGGAGAATGATCGGTGATGTCACTCACGACGGAATCACCCTTACTACTGATAAGTCAGTCAACAATATCCGCAACTGGGCAAACGTGATCAAGAGATCAACTCTCTCTGAGCACACCGAGACCATTCAGGCACCCATCATGGATACTACTGAAGACAGCCTTAAGGTAGTAGTCGGTGCATCAAATGTAACCGTAACTCCCGCATCGGGAACTCACGGTAAGACTATCGACTGCGATCTTTCCAGCGGTTCACTCCCTGATCCCGAAGCATACATCTTCATCATGAAAGACGGTGATGATGTAATGGCAGTAGGAATGTCAAACGGACAGATCACCGCTGTAGATTCAATCACATTCGCACCTGAGAATACAATCAACTGGACTCCCACCATCACCGCACAGGAAGGTGGACTCCACTTCATATCAGAAGAGGGATAAGCATATGAAAGAAATCACACTCGAACAGCCCAAAGAAGTGTTAGTAGTCAATGCTTATGATAAGAGCTTCAATATTCCGCTTGCAGGATCTATTCCTATCACGGAGCTGATGCCTATCAAGAAAGCAAAGACGAGCGACGAGAAATTTGAGTTTTTCGTCGAGTTCTTACAGAAGTACATCCCCGAGGAAGTTTTCATAAAACTCACCGGAGCTGATCTTACCCAGATCATGACCGCATGGGGAGAAACTTCTCAGCTCGAAACCGGTGTAACGCCGGGGGAATCTTAAGCCTTGCTGAGTTCGTCAAAGAACATCACAAGGCGTTAGAGTGTGATCTGTTGTGCAAAGGATATGAGATAAAAGATGTAGGGCGTTCCTTAAGTTGGAGCGCTCTACTTTCTTTTATAAGCAACCTTGGCCCCGATTCATACGTGGCTAAGGATGTGGAACCTGAGCTGCACAGCTGGACCACAACATTCAAAACAAATCAGATCCTGGCAGATATATATGACATGTTAGCGATGATCAATGCTAACTTAGTCGCTTACGGATCAAAGAAACAAGCAAAGAAGCCAAAACCATATCCGAGGTTAAAGCATAACGGTGACAAGTACGGAAAAGATCCAGTTGCACCGGTGCAACTTCGGAAAATGTTCGTAAATATGAGAAACAAGAGGAGAAGAAATGGCAAATAATGTTGAAGTAGCTAGAGCCGTAGTGACCATCGTTCCCACGATGGAGGGCGCACAGCAGACTATCACAAATGAATTAACGCAGGCTGCTTCTTCTTCCGGTGTAAGTAATGCAGGTAGGACCGCAGGCTCGACATTCATGAGAGGAGCAGGAAGAGGTCTTGCCGCCGCAGCAGGTGCAACCGCAGTAGTGGGAGCCGCCGCTGTCAAAGCCGGTGATGCCTTCGCAGATGCCGCAGGCGAGGTAGCGGCATACGGAGATAACATCGATAAGATGTCCCAGCGCCTCGGATTATCCTACGAAGGATTTCAGAAATGGGATTATATCTTAGGTCAGTCCGGAGTCGATATTGACTCAATGCAGACGGGCCTTAAGACTCTGACAAATCAGCTGGACGATGCAAGAAACGGAAGTGCAGATGCACAGGCAAGGTTTGAAGCCTTGGGGCTTTCTATTGAAGACATCAATAACATGTCCCGTGAGGAAGTCTTTGAGTCAGTCATCGCAGGATTTCAGCAGATGGAAGACTCCACTGAGAGAGCAGCGCTTGCAAACGATCTCTTTGGTAAGAGCGGACAGAATCTTACACCTTTATTCAATACAAGCATCGAAGAGACTCAGGAACTTGCTGATGCAGCAGAACGACTCGGACTGATAATGTCCGATGAAGCTGTTCAGGCCTCTGCAGATTACCAGGATGCACTTGATACGATGCAGAGGAGCATGTCAGGCCTCAAGAATAACATGATGGGAAACTTCCTTCCCGGAATGACAGGCGTGATGGATGGTCTTTCGGAATTGTTCACCGGAGAAGGTGATTCCGGAGTAGCAAAGATCACCGCAGGCATTGATATGATCGTCGAGCAGATGACAGCGAACTTCCCAAGGATTCTTGAAGTCGGAATGAGCATTGTGCAGTCACTTGCACAGGCAATCATGGATAATCTTCCCGCTCTGGCTGATGCCGCACTTCAGCTGGTCGGTACCATAGCATCATTTGTTCTTGAGAATCTTCCGACACTGATAGAAGTCGGATTGAATATTCTGATAACTCTTGCAGATGGAATCATCGCAAATCTTCCGACCATCATTCCTGCGGTCGTGGATGTAATCCTTACGATAGTCGAGAAGCTGACAGATCCCGATACGATAGTCAAATTGATAGAGGCATCTCTGCAGATCATCATCGCACTTGCGGAAGGTCTTATCAAAGCACTCCCTAAATTAATCGAGAAGGCACCTATCATTATCACGAATCTTCTTGAATCTCTCATAAGAGCAATACCTGTTTTGCTTGAAGCAGCAGGCTCGATAATCGTAACTCTTGGCGAGGGAATCATGAACGGTCTCACAACTGTCGCACAGTGGGGCGCTGATATCATTCAGACTATCAAGGATGCGATCATGGAGAAGATAGAAGAGGCAAAGACATGGGGAAAAGACCTCATTCAGAACTTTGTCGACGGAATCAAAGGAGCCCTCAACCTTGTCGGTGATGCTGTTAAGGCCGTAGCTCAGAAGATAAAAGACTTCATCGGATTCTCAGAGCCCGAGGAAGGACCTCTTTCAAACTTCCACACCTACGCACCTGACATGATCGAGCTCTTCACGGAAGGTCTTGAAGATTCAAAGATGAAACTCCAGAGCACTCTCACATCTGTTCTTGAGCTTCCTCAGAATGATATGCAGATGCAGGCGATAGACGGAGGCGGTGCACCGATAACCATTCCGGTATATATCGGTCAGGAAAAGCTCGACACGATCATCATAAACGCTCAGTCAAGATACAACCTCATGTCAGGAGGAAGATAAATGAGCAGTGTAAAAGTATATTTCAACGGGGTAGAGGTAACGATCAATAAAGGGTCTTATACGATGTCCCCCGTCAATAAACAGACAGTCAAAGAAACGGAAGGTGGAACGCTCAGAAGATATACAAAGAGGCTGGGTGTTCCTCATATCTCCGTGAACATGCCCGCAGATGATACGGAATACACCGCCATCTATACAGCATTCGTGAGCGGGTCTTCCACAACAGTCAAGTATTACAATCCTGCCACTCAGCTGCTTGAAACCTTTTACGCATATATCGATGGATTCACAGCAGACTTGGTACAGGATAACAGCACTTCCCCGGAATGGAATTTAACATTCGAGATAATATCGATGTAAGGAGTGAGGGATGTATTCAGTATCAGCACAGTATTTAAATGCAATCAAAGCAGATACAGTGGAGCTCGAATGGAGCGGAACCATTGTTACTGTCGGAGGTACCACTTACACTTTCACAAAAGATGATATCTCACCTGATAGCGGATCCATCGTCAGAACAATATCCACCCAGAGCCTTAAGATCGGAACGGTGTTCGCTTCCACACTCTCTCTTGAACTGATCCTTTCCGGAGTTTCAAGGTATGAGCTCTACGGAGCAACGGTCTCTATTTCAAATACAGTCACAGGCGCAAGTGATGTGGTACCGATGGGTGAATTTACCATCACAAGTGCTAATCAGTCAGCAGACCATATAAACATATCTGCCAGTGATAACATGATCAAGTTTGCGGATGTAGATTTCTCACCTTCTGCAAACAACTCAGTATTAGCTCCATATACGTGGCTTACATTAGCCTGCTCGACCTGCGGAGTGACACTCGGAATGACTCAGGCCCAGATCGAAGCATTACCGAACGGAAGACGGAGAACAGGTTTTGCAGACAGCGTAACCGATGCAAAGACTTGGCGTGATGTGCTTTCTTACATGGCTGCTTACCTGGGAAGTTACGCATATATTGGACGTGACGGAAAATTAT